CAACGATTGTATGGAACATACCCCTTACCTACTGACATCATTTGCGGTTATTGCAACCGCTTTCACTTTTATGACCCTCTGGGTCTACGGGGGCTTTGACTCCTTCGCGCCTGGTTTATGGCTCGTTGGATGGCCGATCATGGTGATAATTTACTTCGCCATGTTCAGTGTGCAATATGCCCTCATGATAATAAGTTACAGCCTCTTGTATTCCTATTACCTCATTGCGTGGGTAATGGTGAGTCTATACTGGCTTAGCGTCAACATGTTCGAGATTGGCCTCTCATTGCGAGGTGCACGCCAATTGTTGTTGGACCTCTCGGAGACAATCCTGCAGTACTGCCAGGATTTCAAACCACTTACATGGATCTCTGATAAATTCACCTGTCCTCCTCCCCAATCATTCTTCTTTTTCTGGACCCAACGGGAAACGCCACTTTGTAGTGCTTACAATCGATTCATGGGCGTCCCGACTCAAACCTCTAACCATGATCTTGATTTCATGGGCTTAGTTTTCTTGGCCTTCGTTCTGTTTTATCTAGCTTGGTGTGCATTCCGAGACGCATATGTTGTTCAACAACATGTCTCTGCACTGCTAAACTATTGCCGACCATTGAAGAAACGACCAGAGTCTATCCGTAATGAGTTTAGAGACCAAGATTTCCGGATTAGTAAACCCAAAGCCAACCATTCTCATGGACTTTCTGCTGCAGAACGGTCGTCAGTTTCATTTTTCGCTGACCGACTGGCTGCAATCATGGGAATGAATGCCTACTACGTACAACGTTCGAGAAGTGATGAAATCAAAATGCGGAACGGTTCACGTGCCGCCTTTTGGGGCAAAGACTTATCGGTAGGACACGCGGATTTTGACCCTCCCACTAGACCACTCTTTGTTATGGTGGATGTCGATCATTATATTGACATGCCAGCCTTTTTGACTAAATATGGAAATGATCCAATTTTTGTCTACACTTTCCAACCACATCGAGTAGCTAACCAGACCTCAGAATACTCATATACGTTCAACAAGGATAATGAAGTAGAGTACACAGTATCTGGCGGAGCGAAATATCAACATCGCGTTTGGAACTATTCTCCTGACAACATTAGAGTTGTATCGAAACTCTTCGGCGTGCCCGTAAGCACGAAATATTTCCTTATTGATCGACGCAAAGTTTCTATCGATCATGAGATGATTCTTCTAACTCCCTTGAAATCATGGACTTTTCCCCTATGTATTTTGAGTTATTTCTTCATTAATGGACCCAAATTAGAGAGGTTGTCCCCTGTTAGAGGAAAACACACAAGACTTTATTCCCTTAGACCTGATGGAATGTATGTCTCAACTGGCCAACCAGGATCTTTCTTGAACGCCTACACACCCGCCGCTGAGGATGAAGCTATAGCCTTGGCCGCCCAAAATAGCAAATATGATTTGAACACCGCCCAAGTTCTAAGTTACATTTCTGGCACAAGATCAGACGCCACGATGCTCTTAAATTATCACAAGAACTTGACTGACGAAAAACCAGATGTCGTTATTCCCAGTTCTGAATCCGTTAGACGGTATCAGTTCGAACCTAAGAATTACGAGCCTGAAGCCAAACCATCTCTTAAACCATTTATGTCACCCTTCTTTAATGACGGATTCTGTCCTGATGTAGGTATAGCATCTGAACGTAGAATGATACAAGGTAGGATCGTTGAAATACGACAACCTGAACTTCCTGTATCAGCTTTCTTATTGCAAACAATGCAAGAGTTCGTTCAGTTTCTTATTCCTGTTCCTTGTCAGGCCCACCCGTGTGAAATCGATGAAGTTCTCGATCGACAGAACAGACCGACACAGCGCCGCATTATAGAAGATTCCTTCTTTAGTCTACCAAATAGGGTTATTTCTTCGTTCATGAAGAAAGAAACCTACGCTAATGTGAAGGACCCCCGTGTCATATCCACAATCAATGGAGTCGACAAAGTAGAATATTCACAACTACTTTATCCTTTAGCAGAACACATGAAAACTATGCCTTGGTACGCCTTTGGGATAACACCTCGCCAGATAGCTGAGAGGGTTGTTAAGATACTTCAAGACGCTATAGATGCTGCTAACACCGACTTCACCAGATTTGATGGACATGGCGCGAATCCGATGCGCATTTTTGAGAGAATGATATTGTTAAGGTTTTTCCTCGAGATTTACCATGATAAAATAATTGAGCGACATCAAGCACAATTCAATCTGAAGGGGTACACCGTTAATGGGGTTGAGTACGAAAGCGAATGCACACGCGCTTCCGGAAGCCCTGACACCGCCGTTTTTAATGGTTGCACAAACACTTTTATTAACTATCTCTCGTTCCGTCTAGAAAGACCTGATGGTTCATCACATACACCCCAACAAGCATGGGATGCTTTGGGGATATATGGAGGTGACGACGGACTGACACCCAATGTACACGCTGCAAATTTGAAACGTGCAGCGAAACTTATGGGACACGAGATTGAAGTGGTACCAATAAAACGTGGAGCCATGGGAATCACCTTCCTAGCCCGGATTTATGGTCCTGAGGTGTGGTTTGGTGACGCTAATTCCTGTTGCGATCTACCCCGACAGATGGCCAAGTTTCATTTGACAACCGATTTTTCCGGGGTTACACCTGTTGAGAAATTGCTCGAGAAAGCTCGAGCTTATGAACTGACTGATGCCCACACACCCTACTTAGGAGATTTTTGTACTAGGGTGTTAGAACTACACGGCCGACCCGTTGAAATGACCGAGAAAACCCGTCTCATGAGGAGATGGAGATCAAATTTAC